TCGTCTACGGTTGGGAGGAGCGAGGGACAGGCGGCAAGCCGATCACGTGGCGGCCAACGTACGTAGGCTGGATGATCCCAGGTGGTGAGCCGCGCCGAGACGCTGAGACCGCGCGAGCAATCCGTCGTGTTGCAGGCGCGATACACAATGAGGGTCTCGGCGCGGTATGCCTAGCCGATATGCCCGCGCAAGAGATCTGACGATTTCCCTGACCCCAAACTGAACGGAGTACTGATCATGGACAACGGCAAAACGGCACAACAGATTATCGACGCGGCGCTAACAGGCGGACGCGTGGAAATCGCCGCCATCGCGGCCAATGGCGCAGGCAACATGGAGTTTTCCGACGAAGAAATGTCCGTGCTGTTGGCCGAGCACGGCACGCCGGGCGACGCTCTTTACGCGGTCCAGCGCGCGGCGCAGTATATTGTGTCCGCGCAAGTCGGCGCGGAGGCCGACGCATGACTGCCCCCGCCCCCAAACGCGGCCCCGGTCGCCCCAAGCGCGCGGACGGCCTCGACAGCAACTCGCGTGCGGCTCGTGCCGCGCGTGGGGTGCCGATGATCTCGCTCTCGCTCCCAGCGGCTACGTTGGCGATCCTTGACGAGATTGCCGCGCACCTCGACACGTCGCGCGGTGGCGCAGTCGTGCAGCTCGTTGGGCTGGGCGTGGAGCAGGGGTATGCGCCGAGGTCGTCGGCGAAAGGAGGAACATGAGTGCCAACTCGCTCTTGGCGGTAACCCTCTTACTTGGGTGTGCCGGTCGCGTTGATGTTGAGTCGCGCGACGCAAACGCAGACACAGACACGATCGATTCGGTTCTGGATCATGCGCCGTGCTGCTTGGCTGGCAGCAATGGCCCGAATGCCTGCATTCCTGGACACTCTTGGTCGTGCGGTCCTACGCTTGAGCAGTCATGCTTGTACGGTTGCGCCAATGATTCGGGTGCTAGGATTGGCGAGCCATGCTCGCTTGGCGGAAAACTTGGAGTCATTGTGCGTTGCAATTGAGACGTTTCGACCTCGTTAGGCGACAGCCCAAGTCGGTACGTCGCCCCGGTAGTCCTGCTCAATAATATCCACGTCGATCACCACACCAGCAACGGTGACGTCGTCGGGACGTAACTGGCGCATACAGTACCCCCGCGCCGGCTGCGCCTGTAGAGACGAACACGAGTGCCAGTATCGCGTGACCGCGAGCGCTGATAACTGCACCGAGTCGAGTGGCGTCCCAGGCCCGTGGTACAGCCCAGCCTCGTAGCCAGCCAGGGTCACGGCACGCGACCAACTGTTGACCCGAGCAATCAACGTAGGCGCGTCGCCCGTGTAGGCCTCGACGTCGAGCCACACGGTTACGCCTACGGGCAGGCCCAGCCCGGCAAGCTGGGCAGTAGGGTCTCCGAGGTGGTCAGCGTAGGTGACCGGCATGCACGCTAGGCCTCCGCCGAGGATAGCGGCGAGCTCGGGGGCTGTGAGGCTACCGAGGTACCGCACCGCGAAGTCGTATCCGGCCGCGTGGAGGTTAGCGGCGCTGTTCACGTCGAGAGTCGAGACCGTGTCGAAGCCCTTGGCGAAGGGCGCGGCTTTGGCGGCTCTCATTTGGCGAACAGCCAGTGCGCCACGATGCCCGCGGCGAAGAAGATCACGCACGCGAAAATAGACATCACGTAGCGTGCTTGATCTGCCAGCTCGCCTTCTGTCTTCACGAAAACTTCCGCATCCCTGCGGGCATATACCCCGGAAAGAAAAAAGCGAGCACCATCAACACCGCGACGATGATCACGACGACTCGCACGAGCTTGAGAATCGCGGCATCCATCGGGATAAACCCGACGAGGTAGAGCGCGACGCCCATAAACACAAGCAGGATGAGAAGTGCGATCACGTGACCGCCTCGAGCTCGACAAGCAACTTGCCAATTTTCAATTGCATGCCTTGAATGACTTCGACGCGGTCCTTGCCCGCCTCTTCAGCATCGATCACAAACTCAGCCGACTCAACGGCGAACGTGACCACCAGCTGTGCGAGCGGACCGCCAGCGGCCGCGGCACCCTCAAGAAGCTTGCCCACGATCGGAAGCAGGGTTCGCCAGTTCATTGGACACCTCCGTCCGCACGACAATCAGTCGTAACCCCATCGATGCACGCGTATTGCTCGTCGTGCGTTTTTCCAGGACGCACGCACGCGTTGATCTCACTCTGGCGGGCAATCAAACACTCGATCTGCTCCTTCGTCGCATGCTTGTCGGCGGGAAGGTTTGCCGCTGGGCTACACGCCAACAGCATAAGCAATGAGAGAGCGACGAATTTCATGGTCTTTTCTCCATAGGGGCATCAACGACAGTGAGAGTCGCGCTCGCCCCGGGCGTCGAGAGCGGCGAAGTCTTGAGCAAGCCAGCTCCCACCAAAATCGGGACCAAGCCGCTAAGCTTGACCATCCACTCGGGCTTGAACGCCTGCAACACAACCCAGGCCACCGATAGCAGCAAAATCAAGGCATGCTGGTAATCGAAGTTTTTCATGACTCGGGTCTAGGACTCGCCGTCCAACTCAGGGACATAGGGAACCGCAACGCACCTGCACTGCACGTCGTCGCTCGGGTTGCCGGTTTCAGGCGGCGGAGAATCGAATCGAAAGCGCTGGCCCTCGTTGTCTGCATGCGATGGCCGCACACGCTCATCCCGCGACGTCGACCAGATATATTCGTCGATTCCAGCGGATCGCATGCGATACGCCGCGAGTCCCCCGTTCATTTTCAGCGTCTGGTCTCGCGCGATTAGTTCTGCGCGTGACTCGCTCACGTTGCCTCGCTCAACCAACTTCGCCGACAGCTCTTCTACGCGAAGACCCCACGAGGCCGGGTCGTCAAGGATGCTCTCTACGTCGGCCACATAAGCCTGTCCCGCCTTGGTAATGAGCTGGATATTCCAGTCTCGCAATTGCTCAACAAGCGCGGCGAGCCCGGTTTGGCGCACATCGATTCCGAGCGCCTGAAGTGCCTGATAGTTTTTCTTAGCGATCGCGATCGCCATGGCGTTGAACGGAGACGAGATGGATGCTGCGAGCTCGCGAATCAACTCTTGGCTAAATTGCCCGAAGTCCTGTGTGATCGGAGTCGTCGCATCGGCTCTCGCAACGAGGTGAAGGCGAGGGCGTAGGTGTGCCAGCGCCTTTGCATGCATGTTCCCCGTGTGGTGGCGCAGTGCTTCTACGTAGCGCTTCTCAGCGATTGCGGGAGGTCGGAGTTTGTCCGCCGCTTGCCGCATTTGGTTGCGCCGCGCCAGCCGTCCCAAGGGTCTCCGCTGGCGCTGGATTGGGGCCTTCGCTGGTTGGAGCGCTTGCAACAATTGGGAGTTGAGGGGCTGCATAGTTCATCATCTCCGCGGCATCGTTCTCGGCTTCAATGATTGCTTGTAGGGCTTCGACATCCACCTCTATCGGGATATCGCCGAACTCTTCAAGCTTCACTTCTTCGGCCGAGAGCACGTTGTTGGCGATATAGATCGCCCAAGTTTGCGCATTGACGTAGTCCACGTCCGCGCGCTTTTTATCGTCGGGCTCGCGCAACGATTTGAACTCTATCTCGCCGTCCCATTGGCCTTTTGTGAGCAGGTTGCAAACGCGTGTTAGGGCAGGCAGTACGGTATCGAGTTGAGCTGCCGCTACGCTGTCGTACCACTGCGTGAGATCGCTTTCGCCAGTGGCGTTCATCCCCGCCGGGGCCTGCCCGAAGAGAATGGACACCGGCATTTCGGCCGCGCCAGCTACACGGACCATAAAGCGATCGAGCAGATCGGGAAGACCTGATAGTTGTACGCCTTCACGTCGGAAAGACTCTTTGTCGGTATCCAGGACAATCGCACGGCCGCTCGAGCGTTGCTGATCGACCATCGTCATGCGAGCGGCGTTGGCACCCGCGTTCGCTCCGACGGCAGTGATCCAACCCTTCATTGAAAATACTGCTTGTCCGGCGTCGACCGTGAGTTGTGATGCGGCTGAAAAGGCGTTGCCAAACTTTTGGATCGTGTCGTAAACGCGCTGCAATACCGAGTACGACCAGCCTGCGTTGCGCTGGCGATTGACGACGTCAACCTCGGTGCCGTCAAATCGCAGAAGACGCGACTCGTGAATCAAGACGTTGTTTTGGTTCATTCCGACTGGCACGACCAGCGTGTAGATCTCCGGCTCGCCAAACTTGGATTGCGTGGGGTCCGAGTAGTAGCGGAGCGGCACGAGGTATCGACGGTCGATAACGTTCGCGAAAGCAATCTTCTGGACGCTCTCGACATTGACGGGCTTGTCCATCTCTTGCCCGTCCATGATCCCAAGCACGACAGCCGCACCGCCATAGAGCCGCGCCCACGTAATGGCTTGGCGTATCTTTCGATCAAGCCCAAGTTCTTCAATGGAATCTGCGCAACGCTCGGCTTGATGTCCCTCGAGTTCGTAGCCGCGTCGGAACATTTCAAAAGGCAACTTGCCGACAATCTTCGCCGCTACGTCATCGTTATAGAAGAGCGCCTCAAGTTCGGCGCTGCTTAGAATGACTGTCCAGTCAAAGTAGCTGCCAGCCACCTTGTCTCTAGCCGTACCGAAGCCAGTAAATCCGTTGACCCAGGCATCGGCTCGACGGTCCGCAAGCGGCTGCAGTGCAGGCGCACTCGTGTCTCCGCCAAAGACGGCCAGCACGCGATCCAAAAGGCTCATACTGCGAGTCCGCCGTTACCGATTCGCATCGAAGAAAATATGGCTTTGTCCGGCGCGTTGGTCATCAAAAGCCCACCCTGCGCCGCACGTAGAAACGTACGAGTCGTCGTCCCAGGGTTGCATGCACACCATTTCCAGCTGACTCCACCGTCGACCGAGAACACGATTCGACCGTCGTCGTTACTCGCCACAAGCAGAGTACCAATGGCCTGCAAATCCTGCATCACTATGTCACTCAACGAAGAATAGTATTTACGAGTCCACACGCCTCCAGCAGGATTGGTCGACGACCAAACCTCTGTTTGCCGCGTGCCGCTTACCGAGCTGACAGCGAAATACCAGGTGCCCGTTACAGAATCGTAGGTGGGCTTGCTGATTGTGCTTTGTGCTGCGAGATTTGCTCCAGAGATGCTTGGTGCGATATTGGCATTCGCCCACGTGTTGCCGCCGTCCGTCGAATACATCGCGTTGTATCGAGGGGTCGTGGCGTCGACGAAGACGGCCACTGACTGTCCTGCAATGCACGCAATCTCGGGATTGTTGGTGCCCGTATACGCCGTCCAGTTTGCCGGCAATGTGCCTGGCGACCATACCGTACCGTTCGCCGACCAATCGACCTTGTGACCCAGGACGCCGTTGCGGTAGGTAGTCACAAACTTCGCGGACGTCGGCTCGAAGTCAATCGAGACGCTTTGCGTGGGGGACACCGAGAGAGCGTTGGCGGTCGCAGCCCACGTGGTCGACGCCTGCGAGACGTAAGTGCCCTTATATATGCTCCTGGAGCCGTAGCCGACGAGCACTACGTTACCTGCTGTGTCGCACGCCGCATCAATCAACACGAGGACCGATCCAAGCGATCCAGTGAGTGACACCCAAGAGCGGCCGAAGTCTGGCGACGCGTCTAAGAAGTCCGCGCCACCGTCGCCAACTAGGTACCATGTTTGGTTCTTCGCGCAGAACGCGCCTCGCTTGAGGTTGTGCGTGCTCGAGGACTTCGGCAGCCAGTTGATCGCAGGACTCTGCCCCGTCGCCACAAGGAGCGACTCCGCAAGGTCAAAGGCGTTGCCGTGGAGGTAGTTTTCGATCTCCGCTGGCAACGTGACACCCGGAGTCAGTTCGGTAACCGCCCCCGCTTGGCGCTTGGCGGTGCCGCCCCACGCGGGGCCCGCAGCATAGTTGCCGCTCGCCCAGGTTTGCAGCGTCGAGGGCAGGTCTTTAGGGCGTGACATAGCCTTGGTCTAGGGCTCTAGACCGTGATGCCTGCGCTCATGATTCCAGGCGTCACAACGCCGCCGCTGATCGAGTCTAGTTTACCTGGGGCCACCACGCCGCCTGACAGGGAGTCGAGGATGAGCGGCGTCGCTGACGTCGTGGTGTAAGACACGAGTCCGGTCGTGCCTGCAGCCTTGGATCGGCCGAGGATGTAGACGACACTCGCTGCGCCCGACAGATTGGGCATGTCGACGAGCCACGCCGCGGGCTGATACTCTGTGATTGTAGGCGTCGAGAGCGTGCAGGCAAGGGTGGCGATATCGAGCAAGTCGGTCGATCGGCCCTGCGAACGGTTGGCTCGGATTCGGATCCGCACAGCGGCCCGGTAGTCCGTGTCGCTGCGCCCATTGCGCGCCTCTCCAACCAGTGCGCCAATCTTGTCCAGCAAATCGAACGTAGCAGCGTCAATCGTCATCGCCTGAAGGAGCGTCCATAGTGCATCCTCGAGTTCCTGCACGCGGTTGACCCACGCCGTAAGGAGGCTCTGAATTCGGTTGGGAGCGGTCATGTCACGCGCCTATTTCCCTGCAAGGTGAAGCGCGCTGAGGATGGCGGCGATCGCAAGGAGAACGCCCGATAGCCACTGCCAGCGCATGATCCTTATTTCCGCGTCAGTCTTCCTAGATACGCGTGCGGATTCGGCGTCGACTCGCGACTTCGTCTCGAGCTCGTCGCGAAGCTTCCTCTCAACGCGATACGTGGCCGTCTCTTCGAGCATCAAAAGTTGCTTGCGGTTGATATCGACAACCTCGTTGAGCTTCGTGTCGATTTCCCCAACCGGCTTGAGTGCCGCATCAACGTGGCGTTTGAGTCCCTCAACCATGGCTTCGTTCTCGGCGCGCACGTCGCCCTTGATTCGCCGTTCGAGCGCCTCGTGTTCGCGTTCGTGCTGGACTTTCCACGTTGGGAAATCGTTACTCACGGCGACCACCTGTGCGCGAGATACACAGCAGTGAGCTCAAGAGTCCACACCGCGATGACCAGCATCCACAGCGGCGCCACAGGGAACCGAGAGCGCGCGTAGTCGCCGTGGAGCGAGTCGTGCGCCGCGAGCTTCCTGTCGTGCCCGTCGTGTCGCTGGTCGTGCGTGGCAAGTCGCGCGTCGTGATTTTCGACCATGCCCATGATCAGGTCGTGTCGAGCGATGGCGGCGAGTTGGTTGGTTTTGTCCTGCTCGTCGAGCCGCTCCCATAGTTCTGGCGTCGTCTGCGGCGGAGGCCGAGACGTGTGCGCCAGGCGCGGATCGGTGTCGCGGTCGACGTCAGTCATGGTGCGCCTCATACTCTTTGGCCGCGAGGCGATCGTACCTCACGTGCTCGATGCGCGCTCGCCAGCCGTTGACCCAAATGGCCACACGTCCCTGGTATTGCTCCAGTGTCTCGGGCTTGTGGGCGAGCGGGTTGACTGGATCGAGTCCGCTCATCGAGTCAACGAGTGCGTCGACCAACCATTCGAGTTTGGCTTGCTGGTCGGTCATGACGCGACCTCGACCTTGACGCCCAGTGTTCGCTCTAGGTGAAGCCGAACGGCTTCTGTCTCTGTTCGGCCGTCGAGCGGAATAGAGACCGTCGAAGCGGGTCGTGGATCGGCGTGTCCGTACGCCGTGCGGGCGGCGAGTGTTTCGTTGCTTGCGCAATGGTCAAACGTCACCACGATCGCTGCGTCGGTTCGGTCCTCGATGGTGGCCTCGACGAGATCGCCAGCGAAGAAATGTAATTCGAGTGCGAGCTTGAAACGCATGGGTTTTTTCATGAGTGATCCGTCAAAATCCACTTGGTTGCGGTGCCGTCATAGGTGAATCTCGCGAACGATTTCCGCGTGGGAAGCACGACATCTGCCCCGGTTTGCGTGTCGATCTGATTTGCCGCAGTCGACACCGCTAGATTTGTGAGGGTCATGGCGAACGCGGTTGTGTTGATCACGAGAAGCTCAGCACCGTCGAGCACCACAGCAGACCCATCCACTGGCTGTGCGAACCCTGAGATAGAGAGAGCGCCCGCTGGTCCAGAGACGCGAAGCGTGCTGGATGTGGCCGCGACGTTTGCATTTGCGCCGGTCGCGAGCGTGATTGCCTGTGGTGTAGTCGCGGTGAACTTCGTCGACACGAGTTGGAGCGGAAGCGTGTATTTGAGTGCGACCGGATCTTTGGTGCCCATGAGCACGGAGTTGAGCGCGTACTCGAATATTTTGCCGAACCCGAGCGAGTGCGGCGAGGAGATAAATAGATCTGACCCGTTGCTATCGAGAGCGCAGTTTGTACCGGTGCGCGCCACGCCGTTGAGCAGAAGCCAAAGAGCTGCATACGTGGTCTCAAAGCCCGTCAACGGTCCAGCGTGCGTCGCGGTATCACTGCCACCGCCACCCGCAGTGATGATGCCATGCACCCCATCGATGATCGCGCGCTTGACCGTGCCGGCGAAAATGTCGAGCGTCTTCGCGGCCTCGATGTCCAGTCGACGATTGACTCCAAGTGCGACGGCTGCACCCGTCAGCGTGCGGTTGCCTGGTGACCAAAACTCGG